CCGTTCGGAGTCAAGGGCGATCGCTGGTCCTCTGGCCGCCACGAAGGAGTAGACTACGCAGCACCAGTAGGCGCAGTTGTTGTTGCTCCTGTTGATGGCAAGGTCGTCAAGGTTGGTCAGTGCTGGGGCGCAGCCTTCGGTAAGAACTCGGTGCTTGTAAAGGTAAAGGGTGGACACCTATTGTTTGCTCACTTGGCTTCACATAGCTGCAAGGTTGGCCAGGAACTTAAGACTGGAGATGTTATTGGTAAGTGCGGTAAGGACGGAAATGTCACAGGTCCACACTTACACATGGAACTTCAGAAGGGCCCAGGCTGGGTCAAAGGCGGAGGCCTAGATCCAAAAGCAATCATCGAGGCGTAATTGTTTCGCAAGGCAATAGGGATATCTTTAAGTATTGCTCTAGTTCTTACGTTATCGGCATCTCAAGCTGATGCTGGCAACAGCAAGTTAAAGAAAGATACGAGCACGGTATCCCTAAAAACTGGAAAGTGGACCAACGTACCATTTGAAGGTGGCAATTCGTTTAGCTTAAACGGAGAGCGAGCACTATGGTTATCGCAACTACACGTACAGTGTGAGAAAAGACCACGGTACATAAAGATGCGGTACGCCAGGGAATTACCTAACGGTAAGCTTGACACCACTGGAACTAACACCTGGGCTTGGCCCAAGGGTGTAAAGGTATGGCAAGGTACATTAGTTTGGGAAACCAAGAGCACCTACCCTATGACAGTTCAGTACAAGATCATGGGTGGTAGTGGATGTAGCTCATCCAACCGTCAGTTCAAATGGTGGCAACCAGGAGAGCCAGTTCCGTTAGACATGCAATAGCAAGAGACTTGAGGGTCACTTGGTACTTCGGTATCAGGTGGCCCTCTTTTTTGTTGTCTATAGGCAGGACTAAGGGGTTTACCAACCATGGCCTTGTTGGGTGGTGTAACCACCCTACCTGTTTACTCGCTGTCGCTCGTATTATACTCACACCCTCAAGGAACCTGTCAAATCACGGCGTTACCAAGCCAGTTTGCATTGTGTACTGGCTGGGTGTACAGTGTGTGACATGGGAATAATAAAAGAAACAACGATAGGACATAGATCCTTCTCGTCATTTACATCCTGGGTCAAGTGCGGTAAGTCATGGCAACTTGAACGGGAGCTGAAGGTACCCACTGATACAGCGTGGTACTTTGTCGGAGGGTCAGCCTTCCACCTAGCAGTAGAGCGTTACCTCAAGGGGGAACTACCTGATGCTTAACATCAAACTATTATGGGAACAGGCTTTCAATGAAAGCATTGGTGCCGAGCAAGAGAAGTACGGCACTAACCCTGTTGATTGGAAGGCATCTGGTAGAACCAGTAAGGCTTGGCCTAACAAAGAGAACGGTGACTGGTGGGCTGAGAAGGGACCAGAGATGGTCGGTAACTTCATTGACTTCTGGGAGCAGTCAGGTTGGCAAGTATGGGAAACACCTGAAGGTATCAAGGCCATTGAACTGCAACTCAACATTGACTACGGTGACGTACGTATTAAGGCTTTCGTTGACCTTGTTGCTGTCACTCCTGATGGTGAACTTGTAGTCATTGACTTTAAGACTGGTGCCAACATGCCAACCAATGCGATGCAGCTAGCGCTGTACGCCTGCAGTATTGAGAAGCAGTTTGGCATACGCCCAAGTCAGGGTTATTATTACGACGCACGCAATGTCATGCTGTTACCAGCCGAAGGCTTTAACAACTGGACATACCCACTGTTTACTGAACTGTTTAGGCAGTTCGAGTTTGCAGTAGAGAACAAGATCTTCTTGCCAAACTTGAGCATGATGTGTAGCTATTGCTCAGTGAAAGACTTTTGCTACGCTTACGGCGGAGACTTCAAGGATGCCGTAGATCCATTAGCACTAATCGCACACCCAAAGGAAACAAATGTTTAACAACAGCCGAAAGAAAATCCAGATCCTACAAGATGAGTTGTACATTGTAAGACTAGAGAACGCATCACTTCGTTCACGTCTTGCAAAGGCAACACCTAAACAACCAGTAGTCAGAAAAACCACAAAGAAAGAAGCTAAGTAATGAGCGCACCAGAGAGCACTAAGTTCCAGGCCAACTTCAAGACAGCATCGGGTGCACTGTACAACGTGTATGCCAGCAGTACAGAAGAGTTCATCAGCGCACTCAATGACATGGGTGACCTAGTTGCAGTAATCACATCCGTTGAGCAGGCCCTGGCCACAGGTCAGACCATTGCCCAGCACATCCCACTAGCACCTGCATCACAGCAAGCTGCTCCAGTGCAGGCACCAGCACCAGTACAGCAACCAGTTCAGGATGCTTCATCAGCTGCACCATCTACACCAATGTGCCGTCACGGCGCAATGGAATGGAAGACTGGTAGCAAGAATGGCAAGGACTGGAAAGCCTGGATGTGTTCAGCGGCAAAGGGTGCGGCTGACAAGTGTGATCCACAGTGGGTCCGATAGTCCATGACCGTACGCAAGGGAACTAAGGTACACCCTGCGTCGTTTGAAATAGTGCTCAAGTTAAAAGATCACTGGGGTTTTACTTATGAAGACCTCAGTGATCTACTTGACGTTACTCCGTCGCGGGTACAGCAAATAGTATTACACCAACGCAAGAGAGGATTAGACGATGTTGACTCTCGCTCAAGCAGCGAACAAGCAAAAGAGTGGAGCTCAATTACTTCCTGATCTATTCCCTGCGTTGGCTAATGATGGTGTCAGGTTCCGTAGGGGACAGGTCACTATGATTGCAGGTCAACCCAATAGTGGTAAGTCACTGCTTGCTTTGTTCTATGCGGTTAAGTCAGATGTACCAACACTGTACGTCAGTGCTGATACAGATGCCTATACCACAGCGATCCGAGCTGCCGCAGTTATCACAGGTAACCAAGTGTCCAGTGTTGAAGAATCATTTAACAGTGGCAATGGGTATGAGTTTTACCAGGACGAACTGGAAACATTGAAGAACTTACAGTTCAGCTTTGACCCATCACCTACCTTGGACGACATTGACCTGTCTATCCAGGCCTACGGTGAAGCGTTCGGGGAATACCCACACCTGATTATCATTGACAACTTGATGAACGTAGCTGCACTACATGACAACGAGTGGACTGGTATGCGTGACATAGCCAAGGCTATGCACCACGTGGCCAGACAAACAGAAGCTGCAGTATTCCTGTTGCACCATACGTCCGAGGGTGAAGGTAGACCAGAGCTACCACCATCACGCAAGTCTATTCAAGGTAAGATTAGTCAGTTACCTGAGATGATCCTTACTGTAGCAATGGACCATGACACTAATGAGTACCGTATAGCGTGTGTTAAGAATCGCTTTGCTAAGAACTCAGCAAGTGGTGCCAACTTCACGGTGTTGTATGCTGATGCTTCACGCATGACGCTATACAATGACCGTCAAGGTGGTAACAATGCAGAATACTGGAGAGGATTATCGTGAGCTACAAAGTTTATGTAACTAAAGATTGCCCGCACTGCAAGAAGGGTGGGATGCTAACCATTTGGGAACACGACATGGATAGGTATCTTAATGGAGCCAATGCTCAAGATGCTTTTCCTGATTTGATAGCACCAATTCGTGAGCAAATAATTAGTGGCACTCACCCTAAATGTTGGGATGAAATGTTTGAAGGTTGGGATGATGGCCAGGAGTAAGCAAGCTGCGGCTAAGGCACGTGGCTCACAGTTTGAGACAGGTGTACTTAAGTGGCTACGCACCAAAGGTGTAACTGCTGAACGGCTACGCCTGGCAGGTAAGGCTGATGAAGGTGACATTGTTTGCTTTGTATCTGGCCAACCCTATGTGTTGGAACTCAAGGCAACAGCGAAGCTGGACTTGCCTGGGTTCTGGCGTGAAGCGGTAGTCGAAGCAGAGAACTACGCAAAGGCACGGGGCATTACTCCGACACCACCAGCGTACGTTATTGTCAAGCGACGCAATGCAAGCATTGACCAGGCATGGGTAGTACAAACCCTTGAGCAATGGATAGGACAGCAGTGAATAAAAAACAATGGAATGAACGTGCCGATTGGGTACAGTACGGTATCCAAAAGGGGTGGGTAACAGATAGTATCTGCGCTACCCATGATGGAACTTATGATTACGCAACTGATGAAGAGCGTGAGCAATGGGATGAGGGTGGAGATCCATGCGACCTGGTGCTCAAGCTATTATGACCGACAAGCCTGACCTTGCTACGGTACTGGAGCACTACGGTGCAACAATACCTAACAAGTATGGCTACATCTCAATGCGGTGTGTACTGCATGAGGACACGCACTCAAGTGCAACAGTAAACATAGACAAGCAACGATACCATTGCTTTGTTTGCCAGTTCGATGGCGATGTATATGACGTGGTATCCAAGAAGGAAGAGATAGGTTTTAGAGATGCTGTCACAAGAGCAGAAGCTATTGCTAACGGAAACCGCAGAGAAGTACGTCAGCACACTGGATCAAGCAACGGCCTCTTACCTGCTAGGGCGAGGAATAACAAAGGAAGCCGCAGGTACGTTCCGCCTAGGTACAGTAAATGACCCCGCGCCTGGCCATGAGCATGCTGTTGGGTGCCTTAGTATCCCTTATCGTACTCCCACTGGGATTGTTGGTATCAAGTTTCGTAAAGTTGACGGAGGCTCTCCTAAATATTTATGGCCAACTGGTCAAAAGGTTGGGATGTATAACGTCATTGACCTGCATGAAAGCTCAGATGTTATTGCTATCTGCGAGGGTGAACTTGATACCTTGGTTATGTCTGCTCTTGTGGGTGTGCCTGCTGTGGGTATTGCTGGCGTGAGCCAGTGGAAGCCACACTTTCCTAAGATGTTCGAGGGGTTTGATCGTATCGTTATCTTTGCAGACAATGACCTTAAGGAAGATGGCCGTAACCCTGGCATGGAGCTGGCCAAGCGCATCAAAGAGGACTTGGATAAGGCAGTGGTTATCTCACTACCTGAAAACAATGACGTGAACCAGGTGTTCCTAGATGGTGGAGAAGAATGGTTGCGTGAGAGGGCGTTGGCATGACGATCATAGTGGGCATAGCCCATGATGGTAAGGTTTACATGGCTGGTGACCGTGGCATGTCAGACAAAGAGTTCATAGGTAGCATGGTTGCACCTAAGATACACAAGGTTGGACCCATAATTATGGGTTACTCTGCATCCCAAGGTACTGGTCAGCTAGCCCACCTGATTACCTACCCCAAGCCAGTGTATGAGAACCTTGAAGCCTGGCTACGCATAGATTTCTGTGATGCAATACAAAAGGCAGCTGATTTATTCAAGATAGACATTAACTCCGAGGATAACGGAGCTGATTTCCTTGTTGGCATAGATGGCAGGCTCTTTGAGATCAGTACCGAGGACTGGTCAGTGGCAGAATACGACATGATAGCCAATGGCTCAGGCTACGCCTATGCAATGGGCTCACTGTTCAGTACACGTGACTGGGATAGCCCACGTAACCGTGTCAGAGAGGCTGTGAAGGCCTCTATTCGGTACTCCCCTACGTGCCAGGGTCCAATAGATACTCTCGTTCTATGATTTACACGTATTACGGAGGCCCTGCTGATGGAGCTGAGATCCCTGCGTTTTTAGCCAAACAAGACTATCTTATTGTTGACCGACCCATTGCAAATAACAAGGTTGTAAGTTACTATTACGAGAAGTGTGAAGATCATCCATGGTTTGAATATTGTGGGGAAATAGAGGAAGAAGATGAGTGACAAAGACCGACTGGGAAAATTTAATCACGTGCCTTACCTCGATGGGTTTGGAGATTACCCAAGTGGATACGACGAATGGGACTATCTTAGTCCGAGTACCACCGATAAGAAGCTAAGTATGCAGCAGTTTGCTGTTGACATGTGGGATGTTATTGACTACTGCGGTAACGTACTGCTGTCCAAGCAAGAGGACTATGGCCCACTTAACATTGCACGTGCACCAGGTGGCCCGCTTAACGGTCTACGTGTACGTATCTATGACAAGATCTCTCGCATTAACAACTTGATTGACGAGAGCCAAGACCCTAAGCATGAGTCACTTCGTGATTCATTCCTTGACCTAGCCAACTACGGCATCATTGCACTTATGGTGCTTGATGGCACGTGGCCCAAACTAGAGGACTAACATGAAAGCAATCGTCTGTATCTCAGACTTGCAAGTTCCGTACCATGACAAGCGTGCTGTCGCTAACGTAGCTACCTTTATCCGTGCGTTCAAGCCTGATACCGTGGTGTCCGTTGGTGATGAGATGGATTTCCAAACCATTAGTCGTTGGGCTCAGGGTACACCCCTAGAATACGAGCGTACCATTGGCCGTGACCGTGATACTACCGTTACGGTGCTTGAATCCTTAAAGGTAGACCATGTGATACGCAGTAATCACACTGACCGTTTGTTTAACACGGTAATGATGCGTGCACCTGGCCTTATCTCTCTGCCTGAGCTAGAGATCGGTAACTTCCTACGTTTTCCTGAGTTAGGTATCAAATACCATAAGCGACCATACGAATTAGCACCAGGATGGCTGTTAATGCACGGTGATGAGGGTAACATCTCTCAAAATGGTGGAACTACTGCCCTTAACCTGGCTAAAAAGACTGGTAAGAGCGTGGTATGTGGTCATACACACCGCATGGGGCTAGTGCATCACACTGAATCGTTCTCTGGTGTGCCTACCCGTACCCTATGGGGCATGGAAGTGGGTAACCTAATGGATGCCAAACAGGCCAGCTATCTAAAGGCTGGCATCAGTAACTGGCAACAAGGGTTCGGTATCCTATGGGTGGATGGTAAGACAGTAGTACCCCAGCTTATACCTATCGCACGTGACGGATCGTTCTTTGCTGAAGGGAAGGTATGGGGTAAGTGACCGATCAATGGTTAGTGGAAGCTGATGAGATAGCGGCAACAGTAGCCAGGCAGATACACAACAGGTACGCAGTTTACTTCGAGGCCTCTGATGTTAAGCAAGAGCTTATTATCTGGGCACTCAAGAGACCCCATAAGATTAAGGAATGGTTAGATCCTGACCAAGAACCAGCAGACCGCAAGGGTGGCATACGCCAGTGCGCTAAGGCCATGCAACGTGAGGCAGATAAGTATTGCCGTAGCCGTAAGGCCAAGGCCGTTGGGTATGAGACCAGAGATGAAGCGTTCTATAACATAGGCATCATTGAAGAGTTGATTGCCCATATGAATGAAGCCAATGAGCAGCAAGTAACCCAGCAGATACGGGTCTCTGGTGGTGGTGGTGACCCCGCTACTGGTGGTAACTTCTTGATCTCGATCATTGACGTACGCTCTGCTATGGATAAGCTAGACCCTGATGATAGACTCATACTTGAGATGAGATACCAGGAGAACATGACACTAGGGCAGATAGCTACAGTGTTTGATCTATCTGATACCACCATACATAGACGGATCAACGGATCACTCAAGCGTATGGTCAAGGTACTGGGTGGCGAAAGCCCGTGGACGTATACCGCACGGCGGGTTATGTCAAACTCCCAAGCTAATGCTATAGTATCTGATAATAACTAAATAGATTTTCGATACCAGAGGGGAAGCTGGCTATCGGATACGCAAGGCCTCGGATCTTAATTGGTTCGGGGCTTTGTTGTTTGCCAGGTGAGCTGGACATTCGGGAGCGTCAGCTGGGGTGTAAATGCAAAAACCCCTAGCGGATAGGAGTACGCTAGGGGCTTGCAATTAGTGAGAGGATAGGGACTCTAACTAATGTCTATCATACACGGATCTTGTAGCTTTGCCAAATAGGCACGGCTACGCTCGTCATACCTGGTGAGCTTAGTCGGTATGTCTTTGATCGCCTGGTTGGACGTAGCGTATGGGCCAATGGCCTTAGCTACGCTAAGCGAGGGTTCGATCTGCACTAACACGTAGGTGTCCCGCTTGGAACGCATACTGTCAATGAGTTCAATGACGGATCTTGCTAGCTCATCTACACTTTCGTGTTCCTGCGATAGCAGATCTGATACGGCTTTAATTTCTGTTGGTCTGATCTGTAACATTAGTCGGTGTACTTAATGACTATTGCTAGGATCAACATAATCGCTACGTAAATTAAGATCGTGTTCATAACTGTTACCACCCGCCTAAGCATTGGTTGGAGTGTGTGTGTATCCAATGGTTACCTTCTAAGTGTTTCTTTGTGGGTGCGTATAGCTCGGTGTCGCAGGTACGGCAGGTGTATGTCCATTCCTGCCCAAAGTAATCGTAGTTATACATTAGTTACGTTCCTTACTGGCAACATACTCAAGCACGTCAGCTTCCTCTACTGCGTATTGTAGTCGGGAGTACAGCTCGGATAGTTCACGGTAAGTTAGGTTAAATACAATGTCTTTAATTGTTATTGAGTGCAACATAGGTAATGTCATTATTCCTCCTCCCATTCAGGGAATACACGGGTATCAAAGTCATCTTCGCGGTCGTAAGCTACGCCGTGGTAGATACGGGCACTGCATACAGTGCATACATCATAACCGTCATCACTATCCACCCAAGTGTGTTCATAGTTACTCATCAAAGCTATCCAACCAAGCAATACTGTCCAATAAATAACGGATCATAGATTCATCACTTGCAGGGGTGGGATCATTCATCACTAGGTGTTGTAGTTCCCCTAGGTACTGCGTATCCCTGCGGATAGCTCGCTTAATCTTTAGTTCCTTAATCATAACTTGACTCCATTCATCTTGCTTAAACGTGCCCGCACTATGCGTGCCCCGCTTACTGCCATTTGTTCTGCGTTAGTTAGTCTCTTGCCCGTTGTCTTAGCTCGTAGCGCTAGGCGTTCGCCTGATAGTAGCCCGCCCCAGATACCGTATCGTATGTCATCATCTTGCATACCCACTTGTAAGCATTGTTCACGGATAGGGCAGGCATTACAAATCTCTAGTGCCATACCTGCCGTAGCTATTTCATCTAGGGTTATGTGGTTAGTTGTCGCGGGATACCACCAATCGGGATAGGTAGCACCCGCACATAGCGCGTTGTCCCATAGTGACCCGTCGTGTGTCAGGTGTGCGAATAGCTTTTGTGCGTCTATTGCCTGCTGTTCACGCGGTCTTAGTTTCCTGCCGTTAGGTTTTCTACTCATACCATTACACCGTTAGGTGCAAACTCTACGTAACACACCTCGCAAGTATGGTATCTAACTATGTCGCCTTGACTATCTTCATCTACGTAAGAGCTGGTAGTTGCACGCAACAAGCACCAAGCGCAACGTCCCTCGGCTAGTCCCCATACGTCAATCGGTTCGTTACTCATTGGTTATCTCCTAAGTCCCTAGCTAGATCGTTGATTGAGTTAATACCTATTGATCGTACCTCGCCTTTGTTGTTGTATGCCACGGCATACCCCTGAAAATAACGATACTTTTCATTACCGATACCCTCAATTATTGCTACCCAATTATCTGCCAAGTGCCTGCGAAATACATCAAGCCAATCAACGTCAATGTATTCGTCAGACTCCTCGTCATAGTATGAGTCTACGTTGCCCTCATTCTCGTCATTGTCTACAAATGACACTAGCTCTACGCCATTACGATCTACCGTGAATACCTCTACTGGGTAGGCCTGAGCCTCGGTCTTAAATAGTTCAATGTCATTTACCTTAAAGTAATTTGACTTGGTCATTCCATAATAGTTTGCCATTGTGTTACTCCTATTCATTGTGTATCCATTGTGCCCCTATGACACAATGAAAGTCTAGCGGATCTTATCTAGCTAGCCCGCCCGTACCCCGTGCCGTGTGACACGGGATACAGACTAGTCATCTAGATTATTCTGACCAATGGCTTGGAATTACCACGCCTTTATCTTTGGCGCGTGTAAGCCATTCATCAACCGTGAATTTCAATTCCTGAAATACACTAATCAAGCTGTCTAGATCATTTCCGTAATAGTCGCGAGCTATCTGATCGCGAATCTCGTCAATGGTAATGAACTCTTGTTCACGGTACAATTTATTTGTATCCATTCTGCACCCCCTATCTATCCCTATCGGTGAGCTTGCAACTTTTGTTGCATACCTAAGTATAACACACTTGTCAAGTTAATTAGGGACGTCAATGTTTTCAGGCGTGTCGGATCAGCACCAAGCTAGGCTTGGTAGGTGCTGGCTTGCGGATCTTGTCTGGCGTATGCCGTGCCTTTAGGTGCGCCGTCATAGCTACGGATACCTGAGATAGCTTGGCGTAGTTATCCGACACCCACTCACAATGGTCACACACTATGCGGTACGGTTCATACGTTAGTATGTCGTGCTTAATCGTTAGCATTACCCCTCACAATCCATACACTTACGGTATGAATTACCGCAAGATAAGCTAGACTCTAGCGGTTCGGCGCAACACCCGTACAGGTTATGGCTAGCTACGGTATCGCCACACTTGGCGCATAGTTCCTTAAGCATTGGTAATCACCGCCATAGTACCCCCGATTATGTCCACTAGATCCACCCGTGCGCCCGATAGTATGTCGGATCGCATTAGATCCGTTAGCTCGTCAATGACTATCTGCTCAAGCTCACTCTCGCCGTCATAGCTGTCGCGCTCAATGTCTATCTCGATCATCACTCTAGTAATCATTACTTAGCCCCATTCCAAGCGTAATCGTATAGTAAATCCGCAACGGCCTTAGCCTTTAGCCGTGTGCCGTTAG